TCTTCTTACCCGACCTGCCAGAGTCTGCAAACATTTGAAGAATTCTTTGGGTATAAGGATTAGTCCCTATATCCATTTGCTTAGCCATATCTTCAAGCGGTATATTTCTACGCCTTGCATTAACCGCTGCTTCTGCGGCTTGGGTTACATAAGGACGGATATCGTACTCTCCAGCGCCATCAAGCTGCGCCATCTTAGGAGCAACGGTTCCAAGTGAATTTAATACAAGTCTTGACTCAGCATCCCTGGTTGGCCCATACAGATTAATTAACTGCTCATTGCCATATGCCTTCCAAAACACAGCATTCATCAAACGATCTTCTGCTTTCTTTGAAGGCTGACCAAACAAGTCCTTTAAATCAGGATGCTCTGATACCGGCATCGCATTAACAAAGTCCCGCAATGAATCAATATGCGGATCACCGTTATCATAAAATTTCAAAGAATTAATATCTATTCGGTTGGCATCTTGTTTGGCTGAATCAATAGCTGACAAACCAGAGATACCAGATACGTTTGATATATCACCAATGTTAGGCGTAATAAAAGACTTAGGCATCACCCGCACCAACACGGGCTGCTTCATGTCCGCAATAGTCTTGGGATCAATGCCGTGGGCTGCATCGTTAACCAACTCTTCCTTGTACTTGCCAGCTGTTCCGCGCTGATAAGCCTCTTGTATACCTGCTACACGACCATTACCCGCAACCGGGCGAATAGCAGAGACAGATAAATCCTGGTACTCAGCATTCTTTGTGCCATCATGGGAATGAGATGGTAGCAATTCATGTGCATCAACAACTGCATACCTAACTGGAATCTTTGTTCCGTCAGATGCTGTGGTCATCTCATAGTTTCCAAGCTGGTTTTCGTTTAGCTTCTCATCGGTCATAACCACTGGAGCGCCAGAACCAAAACTGCGAGATATGCTTAAATCGTTATATCTTGGATTAGCTGCAACACCTTGCATTTGCTGAATAGATGCATCTGTAGATCTGTCTCTATTTTGAAAGACCGTACTGGATGCGTCTGGCAACCCTTGGTGGTAATTCTCAAAGTGCTGAGACAAGTCTGGATTTGCACCTGGCGCAACATTTCCCGGTGGAGTAGTAGGAGGATTGACCGGAGGCGTGGCAGGTGGAGTCTCAGGAGCAGCTGGAGGAGCGGGCGGAGTAGTACCCGGCTTTTGTGCGGCTGCTGGCTTCTGAAGCAAACCCATACCACCGGCAGTACCAATAGCACCAATACCCGCCTGGGCAGCAGTGCGTCCAAGATTCTCTGTTAACTCTGCATTAGGATCTACCTGTTGCTGAGCTACGTTCTGAGCAAGCTGTCCACCAACTTCCTCAATCTCTTCACTGGGTAGCTCACCAAGGGCGAGACCTGCTGCATTACGCAACCTACCTGCTTTACCTGCTTTACCTGCCAATGCCTCAGCAAACCTGTGTCCGCCTGGTAGATTCTGAGCGCCAAGGGATATAGCTGCACCTGCAACACCAGTAGCCCTAGCGTACTTCAATGCTCTTTCTTTAGCCTCGTCCTCTGGTACGCCATCAGCAATCATCTTGTCATAGGTTGCTTTGTATACCTGTGCACCTACGTCAGAGCCTTGCTGTAAAGCACCAGTACCGATAGCAGCCCGTGCGCCAGACTTAACGGCAGCAGCTTGAGCAGCTTCAGCAGCAGCCTTCTCGGCAGCAGTACCTACGGCTTTCCTAGCGGCAGCTCTAGATGCGGCAACAGCAGGAGATAGTTCAGGAGCAGCAATAGCAGCAATAATAGCCGGCAATTGTTCAGGTAACTGCTGGGCAATAAAGTTAAGACCAAGACCAAATGGGTCTTTGATTGTCTCTAATGCTTCACGACCAAGGGCGCTGAGCTGTCCACTCTTTTCCGCTTCTTTGACCTTCTCTTCTTTGAGTTGTTCCCTAGCTTTTAAACCAGGAGACTTCATCTCTTCGCCGTACTGTTGCAGCTTATTACCAATAGCCATTACGCCGGTATCGGAGAAATCTCCAGTAGCCAGACCATACATCTGCGGTACAAACTTAGCTGCACCACCAACGCCAGATACTAATCCAGCACCAATGTCCGTTGCAGCCTGACCAAACGTCCTGCTTGTATCAGGAGCTTTGGGTGGCGGCGGAGCGGGTAGATCAGAAATGTCTACTGGTCTAGGCTTGGTAGGATCCGGTAAATCGCTAATATCAATCATTATTTATAGCCTTGTTCAGCAAGATACTTCTGGGCAGCTGCTTGATCTCCTTTGAAATGCGTGTCTGCATAAGCCTTTAATTTAGCACCAGAAGGCATTGCAAGTTGAGCAGTACTTTCCTGACTTTCTCCAGCCATTTTACTTTCCAAATCTTTAAGCTTCTTAGTGTAATAGGTATAGTTTGCAGCTGCGGCTCTATACTCATCTGTATCAGTGTTGTAGGCATTAGCTTTCATAAAGTCCATAGCTTTATTGGCCATTTGCGTATAACCTTGAACACCAAGTTTTTCACCAAGTCCAGACTTAATGTTAAACGCAGCAGTTATTCTGTCTGCATATGACATACCTTTATACTTAGGATCGTTCTTAAGTTCTAAGGCAATATCATTAGCGGTAAGTTCTTTGCCCGCCAAAGTTGCATCCCTGTTCATCTTAGCAATAGCCATTTGCGTGCTAGCACCAAGCTGAGCTACCGCCATCGCATTCTTAGCCCGCATATCCTCAACATCTCTTGCTGTTTGAGCTTGACTATTTGTGTTGTAAATATTACCGCCAAGCGTAGCAGCCTTACCCTTATCAGCGTCAATGGCTGCCGTGATATTGTTAAGGTCTGTCATCTTCTCGCCTCTGGTCTTATCTTTAGCCTGGCGGATCATATCGTGATATTTCTCTGCATGAGCCTGGTCAGATAAGCGCTGAGCAGTCACAAAGTTTTCTTCCTCTACACCACCGCCAGCCAATCCACCCCTGGCAATACCATTGAGCACCTTGAGGAAATGCTCCATGCTCTTGTCTTGACGCTTGTATTCCTCGTCAAAGTGTTTAGCTTGCTCAGCCAATGAATCACCGGCTTCATCAGAAATACCCAGAGCTTTCTTGCCTTCAGCAAGGTCTTGGATTCTTTTCTTAGCATCATCTACCTTTAGACCCGCCATCATGGCTTCATTTGCCAATCTTGTAACTTCATTACTTGGGGGAACCAGTGCAGCTGCTATGCCAGTCTTCTTATCTTCTGGCGCGGCAGCAACAAGAGGAGCGGCTTCTTTAGCTTTCTCGCGTCTTCTTTCCTCGTGTCTTTTCTCTTCGTTCTTTGGTAAAGCTTCTGTGATTCCACCCGCAGTTGTAAAAGGGTTTGGCGCAGTAGTAGTTTGAGCAGCAGCGGGAGCGGCAGCAGGAGTTGGTATATTGCTTTGACCATTCATCAAAGCATTTCTATTGTTTAGCAATGACGCTGCATTTGCTTGAGCATCAGCAGATGGGGCGTTAGCAGCGGGAGCGGTTCTTGTTCCACCCAATCTTGGGTTGGTGGATGCAGGAGCATTGCTAAAGAAGTTTCCTATAGAATCATATATACCCTGGAATGGGGATGGAACATTGCCTCTTACATGAGGAGCTACGCCAGTATCTAACTGGGGTAGGCTCATTGGTGTATATGTATTAGCTGCTGCCGCCCTGGCATTAGCAAGCGTATTCCCAGGAACGATGCCTGGATCAGCAGTCACTGCATTTAACTGTGCATTGATTGCAGCAGGGTCAATGTTTGTCCCGGGAGGAGGACTAGCAGGAGCTTGCTGAACTACTGGCGCGGGTTGAGCTACCGGTGCAGGTTGAACTACTGGAGCTGTACTTCCCGCGGATGGAGCAGGTTGAGGAACCGCCCTAGCTCTAGCATCAGCAAGTGTATTGCCTGGAACAATACCTGGATCAGCAGTAATAGCGTTAAGTTGAGCATCTAAATCAGCAGGAGACAAAGTAACTTTGCTTCCGCTTTTTCCATCAAATCCAAGTATTCCACCTTCTTTAAAGTGGTACATATGCTCAGGCACATGATGCATCAGACCGCCATGAGCTGCGGCAATAGGCTGCTGCGAGCTGTATTGACCAAGCTGGCTAAGTGACAAGTCTTGGCTAATAGGCGCTGCTTCTGTCCCTGGTCTAGCTTGAGGGCGAGTAGCAAACACCATAGATGCATAGTTCTGCATAGGCATAGCCTGTCCGGGCTGGGGAGCTGCTACTCCCGTTTGCTGAGCTTGCTGAGGAACGGCAGCAACGCTATTTTGATTGATAGCTTGCATGAGCTGAGCCAATTGCTGAGCACGTTGAACTTGCTGGTTTTGCTGAGCCTGTCCACCGCTTGCAAATGATGCAATACCGCCGGATGCTTTCTGAACCGGCTCTGGAGCACCTTGTGTTTGAGGGGCTACTTGAGTAGGCAATATACCCATAGCAGATCCAGGAGGCATTTGTTGTGGTTGAAGAGCTGCGATACCTTGCGCCCCAGGTTTAGCTTGCGCTTGTGGGGGAACGGCTGGCATAGGAGGAGTAGGTGCAGTAGGAGCTTGTGTCATTCCTTGAGATAACTTTTGAGCAACGGTAGGCATGGGTTGCTGTTGCGCTGCTTGCTGTTGTTGGAGCTGTTTATCAGAGTTAGCCACCATCATAGCAGCTAGTTTCTTAGCAGGATCAGGGCTATTGATATCCTGCGCCGCTTGCTGCGGAGGAAGATTCTTCATCATATCAAATATTTTGCCCAGGCTAGGCATGGATATAGGTGTGTAGTTTTGCATTGTCATGCTGGAACCTCTGCATATTTAATTGCTTTGTAGCCTGAATCCAAAGTAACCACAGCATTTGGATATATCTTTTCAACCTCTTGAGCCATGAGTCCAATGAATCTACCGTGCCCTGCGGTCGGCGTATCTTTAAACTCAGGCTTGTACTCAAACTCGTATACACCAAGACCATCAGGACGAACTGCAATCTTAACGATATTCTCTTTTGCCCTGATATCAGATGTTGTCCCGCCACCTGTTCCATTCGTACCGGAAGATGTAGTTGTATTGCTTTGCGGAGTAAGCGAATTGTAAATTCCAGTCAAACCAGATAGATCGCCGGCAATAGTAGACAACGTGGATGTATTCGGCGTTGTAGCAGCAGCAGATATTGGTAGACCTGCAAGCATACTTGCCTGATCGGTGAGTAATGTCTGTGGGTACTGAACCTGTTGGTTGAACTGATTGAGCGATGCTGTGTCCGCAGCTTGTTGTAGTCCTTGCTGTGTTCCTCCGGCTGTTCCAAGAGCCTGATTCGCTGCCAAACCGTAGTTAGCTGCCGCCTCATTAGCCGCTTCTTGATTCTGCTGAGCTTGCAAGCTTTGTGTATTAGCAGTATTAAACTGATTCATTGCGTTGTTGTACGCAGTGTTGTATCCAGTACCAATCAAATTAGCTTGTTGCGCCAATAGATTATAGGCATCCTGTCCTTGTAGAACTGCTTGTCTTGTACCGCCATAAGCCCCAGCATTGGTTAGCTTGCTTAGATCTCCTTGCTCATTTTGTTTAGCTTGGAGTTGTAAAGCTTGGAGTTGTGGATTTAAAGATGCCTGTGTATATGGGTTCATATACTGAGCTGCCGCATTAGCATCAAACGTACCAGACTGGAACTGGGTAGGCGTTAACCCTGTAGCAGCTATTTGATTGGCATTGGCAAAGTATTGGTTCTGTAGATTGGATGGGCCAGCAGTTAATTGACCCGTATAAACCGGCATACCAGAGTTAACTAGAGCCTGTTCTTGCCCGAGCATATTAGTAACATAAGGAGCAAATGTGCTGTTTAATCCTTGTGTTGTAGATGTTCCAAGACCCGATACCGCCGTGGGCGATGTGGCAGTATTGGCTGTAACAGTACTTCCTGTCGTACCGTCAAAGCCTTTAACGCCTCCACCAGACGCATATCCTGCAATACCACCAGGCATAAAGTGATCTGGGTTAATTTCTTTGCCCTGCTTCTTAGTACCCGTGCGAGCCATGCGAATCTTATCCATCATCTGGTAAAGCTTCTTAGCACCGGCATCAGAGTTGCCATTACCTAAATGGGAAACGACATCGGCAGGAATAACAAACTCACCGTGGCTTAGCTTGGCTGGTTGTACACCGTCAATAGATGTATCTAGCTTATCTGCCATTCCGTCTGTTGAGCCTTGGAGATAGCGACCGCCATGAGCCATTCCTGCTATTCCGCCTGGCATCATTCCACCGTGAGCTGCGTGAGTGGTGGGTAAGTTTTGTTGTTGAGCAGGATTTTGCTGAAGGTTAGCCACTTGAGCCTGTATGGCTGCAATCTGATCTGGCGTAGCAACTTGAGCTATTCCTGTTGGTTGGGGCGCTGTTACGGGCGTGATAGCCTGTACTGGTTTTCCTTGGTTAGCCCATGCAGTATTGACGTTAGCTGCGGGCAATGGCTGAGCAGCTACTGGAGCTTGGGTTAAGCTTTGAGCTTGTTGGTTTGCTGTGGCTCTTGCAGCAGATATCTGAGATGGATCAACATACTGACCTGGAGTAAAGAAAGCCTGTCCTTGACCTGCTTGCGCTAAAGGAACCTGTTGATTTACATAGCTTAGATTAGGTATGCCAGCTGAGTTACTTAAAGCTGTTTTTGTATTGTTTCCTCCCAACATAGCTGCAATACCAGCAGCAGTGGTTAAGTTTCCAGCATTCAAAATGGAGGCAGGAATATTAGTTGCTTTACTGATGGCGTTAAGCAATCCTTGTGCGCCAGACTGAGCGCCAGCGGAAGAATCTGAACTAGCGGGAGTAGAAGAACTGGAAGACGCAGAAGGAGTTACTGTAGGTGTAGAGTAATACTTGCCGTCAGCCGTAACCGGAGCACCACTTTTTGAATCAACAAAACCTGTTGGGCTTGAGTTGCTTGTGGTTACACCCTCTGGCAGCGCAGTACCTGTAACTTCTGTCGTGTAATTACCTTGGGAATCCAAATAATAATTAAGAACCGTACCGTTTGCCTGTATTTGCTGATCAATTAGATCGCCTTTGCCGCTTGAAGTTCCGGTAGAAGAGGCAATGCCCTGGGCTGGCATGGATGTTGTAGAAGTTCCATCATCATAATATGTGGTAACGCTACCGTCCGAATTTTGAATTTGATCGGTAATATCCATATTAAACTCTCCAGTCCATTAATCTTAATAAATCGTCTACTGAGCCGCCCGTAGCCGCCATTGTAGTGGTTTGCGCTTCATTTGGCGAGGCATAAATAACCTGTTGCACGTCTTGTGGTGCGCCATAATTTGTAGGTAAATCAGCCATAGTTGGCATATCAGCCATAGGTGTAGGGGATATGTTTTGTACAACGTTTGTGGGCTGATCTACCAATCCAGCTAAATTTACCTTTGGAGCACCGGTATCCACAACTGGTGCGTTAGGCGTGTATATCGTAGGAGTAGCAAGGATTGCAAGCTGATTAGCAGTTAAACCGCTGGTTCCTGTAGTAGATCCCGTCAAACCAACCGCTGCCGCAGCAGAGCCAGCCGCGCTAGATGCTCCAGTTGCCCCTGTACTTGTAGTAGGAACAAGCGGATTAGCCCCGGAAGTAGGCACATTTCCATATATCTTTTTAACGTCAAAGCCTATTTGGCTCAGCGGATTTGTTGGGTCTGCCGCAACAAGTGGTGATTCAGGGTTCTGAACAATATCTGGTATAGCAGGGTTGGATATGCCGGTAGGATTATTAAAGGCATCCACGATTTGCGTATAGGCTAATGCCAGTTCCGTTGGCGCTTGGAATCCGGCATCTTTAGCGGTTTGCTGTTGCTCGTATCCATTCCATCCGGCTTGTTGGGCAGTTTGATTAGCTGTATTCCAATCTGCGGCAGTGGCAATTCCATAATGAGTAGCAGTCTCATATGTTTTGGGATCAGAGAATCCTGCATCAGAAGCCATGCGCTCCTGTGGATAATTTACCCATCCATTCTTTTGCGCCTCAGAGTTAACGTCTAACCACTGAGCCATTGTTGGAACGTTGTATTCTTGCGCTGATTCGTATATAGCTGCGTTTGTAAATCCTGCGGCAGCCGCAACTTGTTGAGTAGGATAGTCTTTCCATCCCTGCTGTTGGGCAACGGAATCAATTGTTTGCTCGGCAGTTTTAACCGTAGTATCAGCTAATTGCTGAGTAATACCAGTGGCATCCTGTACCACATATTGTTCATAGTTAACAACATTATTTGCAACGCTAGCAGTTTGCGTATTAAGACTATCCAAATATGCGTTAACCTGTGTCTGAGCTGTAGATACCGCATCCGAATATGGTTTATATGACGTTTGCGCGGCAGTCATCTTTGCGCCAAGATCATTCAAATTAGCTATCTGCTGCTGAATATCAGGAGCTTGCTTTGCTAAAGCATTACCCTCCGCATTAATTTGATCGGCGGTCTTTGGCGAGGCATCAGGATTAGCGTTATAAGTATCAACATCAGCTTTATAAGTAGCCAAGGCATCATTAAACGCTTTAGCATTTGCTTCTACCGTTGGCTGCAATTGAGAATATTGAGTTTGTATTGGATCTACATTGGTAGTAAAGTAATCTTGCGCTGCTTTAGCGGCAGGAACAAATGTATTGTTATAGTAATCTTTTGCTTGTGCTTTTAATTGATTTAATTGATCTGTTCCATAAGATACGGCTTGTGCAATCGTAGTGGCTTTAGCAGATGTTCCAATTGCCGTTGCCACATCCTGTCCATTTAATATAGCTTTTGTAGCTGCATTAGTTGCATTAACTACATAGCTTGTTGGAATATTTCCGTATCCAGCAGCCTTCAATTCATTAGCAACATATCCACTAGCCGCTCCGGCAACAGCAGAATACATAATCTGATTAACTGGTTGACCCATCAACGCAGCAGTAGCAGCTTGACCTGATGCACTTGTAACAACTTGCTTGATCAATTGTTGAGTAGCAGTAGTTATTCCACTTTGCGTAGTTACTGCGCCGGTAGATGCATCTTCATATATAGCAGCTGCTGTACTTGTTCCTCCGGTTGCCACATTGCTTGCAGCAGTACCTGCATATTGACCAATGATTGATCCGGCATATCCAGCTCCAATAGCCAAGATCATCTTGCTCATATCACCGCCATTGATAGCGACAACTGCTGCGTTAGTAATAGCAGCTCTGAGTGCGGCATCCTGAATTAAAGCTGTACTAGCACCCGCTCCTGCGGCAGCTCCAGTAGCTGCACCCGCTGCGGCTCCTGAACCTGCTCCTGCTCCCGCACCAATAGCTTCTCCAGCGCCGCTTGTAACAGCTGCACCAGTACTATCAACAAGTGCTGAACCCGCCGTGGCTCCTGCTCCTGCGCCAGCACCTGCACCTGCTCCGGCAGAACCTATTCCAGACGGCCCAAGAGCATAAGATATAGCAATTGCTTCAATAATAGGTAAAGGATTAGCAATAATGTAATTGACCGTATTCTCTAGCTGCTTACCAAGCTTTGCAGTTGCACCTTCAGCTTGTGATATAGGGTTGGCAAGCGCACGAGATATAGGATTACCGCACGACATTTGCAACTCCTTGATACATCACGGAGCCTTTTTTATCTTTGCCAATTGGACTAATATCCATCTGCCATCCGGCTTTTCTAAATTGGTTGAATATATTTATATCAGATGAATCACCAAATATAGTGTGATACCCAGCAATTATCATTGCCCTAGAAAATTCTTGTATGTTTCTAAGAAAAGTCTTGTATGAATCTGTGTTAAATATAGACAGCTTAGCCACGCCAGGAGATACGATTTCAATCCAAAACAAAGTATTGTTCTGCCTGATTACCCTGTATTTATTAGAAGCAATAGACTGATGAATGTTGTAATAAAGATCTTTCCAATCCATTCCATAATCCTCAAAGTGAGGACTTTTCTTAATGATTTCCTGCTCGGTCATCCTCATGGTTTTACCTTGAGAACATAGTTAGCAGTCTTGTCTACATATACCTGCCCAGGTCTAAGTGAGCTTACCTGGGTCTGATCCGGCAAAGTGTTGTAGTCAAAGATAATTCCATTAACAGATATGATCTGTTGGGCGTTAACCTGGTTTAAGAACATACGCAAAATATTAATCAGCATATTCATGTATGCTTGATCGTATTCCTTGGGAGGAACCGGGAAAGCTGGCGGGTTTTGATTCTGTAGCATTCCCATGTTAGCCCCTTAATCCATCTGACTTCCAATCAAATCTGTGTATACCTGATTGCCATGAGAGATTTAACTGATTACCAGCTATCTTGAAATATATCTGCCGTCCACGAACCCTGGTATTGACCTGTCCAGTGAATTGCTCAATAGGATATGTAGCCGTTTCCGTGATCGTGCCGTTGCTTACCCCGCCAGTAGACTGGGGCGTATAGTATCCAGAGCCAGAGTTGAGCATAGGATAAAAGCTCATCGTTACTTGCGGGTTGGTCGCAGTAGATCCAAGGAACGTAAAGTCTGGCAGCATCCTCCATATATAGGAAACATTACCTGTTCCGTCCTGGATATCAAACTCACTACTGATCAAGTATGTGTTCATCGGCTGAGCAGTACCAGTCTCGTTATTGTTATTTCCGTACTCATGGAATACCAATGTCTGATTTGATCCTGTTGCGCCGACTGGGTATTGATACAAGCCGTTCTGTAACCAAGCTGTCCGGCTGAGTGATCCGTAGTACCAAATATCTAGCTCATAGTTGTACACAACGTATGCATCGTTATATCCATCAGAAGAGGATGTAGTGGTATAGAACCACCATACTTCATTGAACTCCTCATTGGTTCCGCAAGTAACCTGGAGATATTGATTGGGATCAAGGTTGTCAAAGATGTATTTCTTTAGGTCGCATCTAAGAGTCTTTAGCGTACCGTCATACATATAGAACTTGCCGTATCCCATCCAATAAGCCGCACCATTTGCATAAGCCGCTGCGTTAGGGCTGGCAATAGACTGAGTTTCACCGACCAAGGTAAATGTCCATACAGCAGGTGTACCTACATATTGACCGGCATACAAGGACGAATCAGTAAAGACCAGGATCTGTTGGTTCATCTGCAAGGCGGTAACGATATGAGTACCGTGCGACAAAGGAATAGAACCTGCCTGGTTGGTAGAGCTGGGAGTCCATGTCGTTACGCTTTCCTGGTCTGACCAGCGAATCAGCATAGGATTAAATGTAGTACTAGCCGTATCGTTCGTGCCAAACAAGAGCAAGAACCTGCTGGAATCAGATACAAGTAAATAATTAGCAGTTAAAGGCAAGTCCGTACCGCCAAAAGATAAAGTAACCGCTGCATTTGTAGCGGTAGCTGCCTGAGATAAAGTAAGACTTGTCCCGCTTATCGTTGCTACAGTCGTGCCAAAAGGTATACCTGTACCCGTTACCACGGATCCCTGATAAATACTTGCATTGGTTGCTGACAAAGTAACTGCCGTAGACGTAGCCGTTATGCTTGCCGTCTGGGTGGTAATTGGTATCGTAGCCAAGGATATAGCTCTGGTAGTTAAAGAATTACTTCCATACCAGTAATAAATTGGGCCACCTATTGGACAGAAAACCAAGTCTTGCCCGTAGTTATCTTGTGACCACAAACGAAGTGGGATAGCCTGAGTAGCACCATTGCCCCATGTACCTGCTCCCCAAGCACCTGCCCCCCATCCAGTCTGAGCCTGGGTTAAAGCGGGGCCAGTGTTAATCTGATAAGTTGCAACCACAGAAGAGCCACCGCCAGTGCCGTTAGCATTAGCAAGAGTGGCGGCAGTAACGGTATAAGTAGTTGGAGCAATCGCCGAGCAAGTGATTTGATACTGTCCATTTAATGTAATCCCGTTAACCGTTGTCGCTCCGCTAAATGTAACAAAGTCACCATTTGTATATCCGCTTGTACTGTCCGCAACAGTCACCACCGCAGAACCATTGACCGTAGTAAAAGGATTAGACCCCAGCGTATAAGATGCGCGGATAGGCGTAATATCGTAATAAGCCCCACCGTTTTGAACGTAGAACTTTAGATTAGTCCCTACTCCGATATAGGTCAGATAAGCAAGCGTTACCCATGACCACAAGGAACGGCAGATGCCAAGGAATTTAGAGTTGGTAATAGGATTCCATCCGCCCATGCTCTCAGGCATACCCTGGCGAAAGCGGACTAAGTTAGATTCGTACCAGCCCGTCACATAGCCAGATGCATTATTAACCCCTAATAGCTGGGTTGCATATCTGGTATTTTCTCTATTAACACCTGGGCGGCAGACGATATCTTTTAATGGCACAGCTATTCCTCTTATGCAAAGACGGATAACGCATGATTGGTTTTAGCAATGCGATCTTCTAGTCCTATTGTCCCACCATTGATCTTCTTGGTCAACGCTACCCAGTCCTTTGCCTGGGCTAAATTATTGCATCCATGCGTGTTCCAAAACCATCCCGCAGACAGCATCGCATACATGGGCGTAGCTACCAGATCAGGCTTTCTTACCAGGTCTTCCTTAATAGCTTGACCACAATGCCAGTAGTTATCGTGCAGAGTAAGTTGAATAGCTCCTCTTCCCCGGTACATATAACCATCCCCGCTTGCCTCGTCCCGGTTGCCGCCTTTGTTGGCATATGCCCGGTTTGCAATTTTCTGGGGGTTATTTGCGTACTCGGCTGCGTTGGCTGAGTTGAAATGGGTAGGCCATAGGCGGATCAGTGTCTCTGCTTTATAGTGCAGATTCTCTTCCAGGGTTCTATAGTTTCCGCTCTCATGGGCAGTCTGGGCTATGAACGCAGCAGCTTCTTCAGGAGTAACAATACTAAATGCGGCAAAGGTCGTATTAAGAGGTTCTACCCATTCCGGGCCAATACCCATTGCATGAAGCTGCTGTGCTGTAACGTTCATTTCTTAGCCTTATTAAACGTATCTCTTACTTCGTTGTACTTGGTGATGCAAGCGTTGAGGTCTTTGATGGCTGAGTCCCCGTCTGTTGTGATGGAGACAATATCTTTAATAGCCTGTCTGTCAGATTCGCTTGCCTGACTTCCATCTCCAGCGGCGGTATCTGTGGCGGGCTGTACGGCACAACTGGTCGGGAGGCGCAGCTCACCAGAGTCAATGCGAGAATTAATATTAGCCTGTTTAGATTTGATTTCATCTTTAGCCTTTCTAAGCTGGGAGTTTATCTGGTCAAACTTATCCGCTACTCTGTGTTCTTTTTCCAGGGATTCTGCGTTGAGTCTTGAAATCTCCACTGCGTCTTCGGTTGATTTCTGTTCATATCCTTGATGATGGCCATAGCCATATACACCAACAAGTGCACAAACAAAAGCAAGAATAATATAGGGATTAGGTAGTCCAAACATATCACCTCAAGTCTGCTTTGATGTTAGCCAACCGCTCACGCTCTGCTTCGTCCAGAAC